ATCCATTAGAACTACTTTCAAAAATATATTTCTACTGTCCAAGGACTACCACAAAAACAGATTCATACGACAAAAGCACTTGGTTAGACGGTTGGCAATTATTGGAAAGAAATCTTTATAATCAATTTGACATTTGTCTGCTATTATATTATACTTTAATATTATCAGATAGTTTATCTAAAAAAAATATTTTGATACATAATTGCTTTATTGCAAAAGAAAAGTCCAACAACCGTAAGTTTAACTACATTGTTGAATTTAACAACCAATTTTTAGACACACACAATATGGCTATAATGAATAAAACAATGTTTGACAAAACTTACATTCTGCATTATACTCATGATATAAGAAATTACGATAAATACACAAAATAAAGAATAGGGAATTTAATGGAATATCAAGTCGAACAAAAAGAAATCCAAAACGCATCAAGACTACAAGTTAAAAAAAGAGACGGAAGATTAGAACCTCTTGACATTGATAAAATTCATTTTGTAGTTGAAGAAGCCTGTGATGGTTTAACAGGTGTATCAAGTTCACAAATAGAAATAAATGCCAACATTCAATTCTATGATGGCATGAGTACAAAAGACATTCAACAAATTTTAGTAAGATCAGCAAACGATCTTATCAGTCTGGAAACTCCCAACTATCAATATGCCGCGGCAAGACTTCTTTCGTATGATGTAAGAAAAGAAGCACACGGACAATACGAATATATTCCATTATTGAAATTAGTTTTAAGAAATATCAAGTTAGGTGTGTATGATAGAACAATAGTCGAACAATATAATAAATCAGAAATTAAAAAATTAAACACTTGGATCAAACGTGATAGAGATTTAGATTTTACATATGCAGGATTAAGACAAGTGGTTGACAAATATCTTGTGCAAGACAGAAGTTCTGGCGCATTGTATGAAACACCACAAGATATGTATATGATGATTGCGGCAACATTATTTGCAAACTATCCAAAAAAAACTAGGATGTCTTACATCAAAAAATATTATGACGCAGTGTCAACATTCAAAATTAATATACCAACTCCTGTAATGGCAGGTGTTAGAACTCCTATCAAGCAGTATGCTTCTTGTGTACTTGTTGACAGTGATGATACATTACCTTCAATTTTCTCAAGCGATATGGCAATTGGTTTGTATGTTGCCAGAAGAGCAGGCATAGGAATCAATGCAGGACGTATCAGAGGTATTAATTCTAAAATTAGAGGAGGAGAGGTTCAACACACAGGAGTCATTCCGTTCCTAAAAAAATTCGAAGCAACTGTGAGATGTTGTACGCAGAATGGTGTGCGTGGTGGAAATGCAACTGTTCACTTCCCAATATGGCATCCAGAGATTGAAGACATACTTGTATTGAAAAACAACAAAGGTACAGAAGACAACAGAGTAAGAAGAATGGATTACTCAATACAGATATCTAAATTGTTTTATGAAAGATTCATTAATGAAGAAGATATCACTTTGTTCTCGCCACATGAAGTTCCAGGTTTATATGATGCATTTGGCACAGATAAATTTGATGCTTTATATAAAAAATATGAGAAAGATGAATCCATTCCAAGAAAAACTATTGCGGCACAAGAACTGTTCGCAGACTTGTTAAAAGAAAGAGCAGAGACAGGTAGAGTGTACATAATGAACATTGACCACTCAAACAGTCACAGTTCTTTTTTAGATAAAGTTTCTATGAGTAATTTGTGTCAAGAAATTACTTTACCTACAACACCTATTCAAGGCATTGATGATGACAAAGGAGAAATTGCTTTATGTATTCTTTCAGCAATCAATGTAGGAAGCCTTAAAAATTTAGATGAGTTAGAAAACTTATGTGACTTGGCAGTAAGAGCATTAGATGAAATAATTGATCATCAGGATTATCCAGTTAAGGCGGCAGAAGTATCTACTAAAGCAAGACGTTCTTTAGGTATTGGTTACATAGGTCTAGCACACTATCTAGCAAAGAATGGTGTTAAGTATTCAGACAAAGAAGCATGGGCAATGGTTGATAGACTTTCAGAAGCATTTCAATATTACTTGTTAAGAGCAAGTTGTGATGTTGCAGAAGAAAAAGGTAAATGTGATTACTTCCATAGAACAAAATATGCAGAAGGATTATTACCAATAGACCATTACAAAAAAGAGATTGACGAAATAGTGCCACACAAACAACGTATGGCATGGGAAACATTAAGAAAAGATATTGCAAAATATGGTTTAAGACATTCAACATTATCAGCACAAATGCCATCAGAAAGTTCTTCCGTTGTTAGTAACGAAACGAACGGCATTGAACCACCAAGAGCAATACTTTCTATTAAGAAAAGTAAAAAAGGTCCATTAAAACAAATTGTGCCAGGGTATCCTACTTTAAAAAATGCTTACACTTTATTATGGGAAATGGGATCCAATGAAGGATATATTAAAATTGTTGCTATGATGCAGAAATATTTTGATCAAGCAATATCAGGCAATTGGAGTTATAATCCTTTGCAGTATGAAAACAACGAAGTGCCACTATCTGTTATGGCGCAAGATATGTTGTCAGCATACAAGTATGGTTGGAAAACATCATACTATCAAAACACTTATGATTTCAAAGGTGAAGAAGAAGACTTACAACCATCAGGCATTGAAGCAGAACAATATGTAAATGGTGAAGCACACGTGAACGGTGAAGCACACGTGAATGGCGAAGCACACGTAAATGGTGAATCTAAAGTAGAAGAACAACTACAAGATTTAGAAGATGGCGAGTGTGAAGCCTGTACAATTTAAATTAAAAAAATGGTAAAATTAGATAATTAATTAGGTATGGCAAAAACAGTTTTTAATAGAGAAGATATAGATTTTACAAAAGAACCTATGTTCTTTGGTGCAGATCAAAACGTGCAGAGATATGATGTATTCAAGTATCCGCAGTTTGATAAACTAAACCAAACAATGCTAGGTTATTTTTGGAGACCTGAAGAAGTATCATTACAAAAAGACAGGGCCGACTATGCAAGTTTCAGACCAGAACAAAAACACATATTCACATCTAATCTAAAATATCAAACACTTTTAGACAGTGTGCAAGGTAGAGGTCCATGTTTGAATTTCTTGCCATATGTATCTAATCCAGAACTAGAAGGCTGTATTGTAACTTGGGACTTCTTTGAAACAATTCATTCAAGAGCATACACTCACATAATGAAAAATGTTTACCCTGATCCATCAGAAGTATTTGACACTATTTTAAATGACAAAGAAATTTTAAAACGTGCAGTATCAGTCACAAAGAACTATGACACTTTTGGTGAAATGGCACAGGATTGGGTAGTGCGTGGCAAAGGCGATATAGATGAATTAAAGAAACAATTATATCTTGCAATGGTGAATGTAAACTTATTGGAAGGTTTAAGATTCTATGTATCATTTGCTTGTACATTCGCATTTGGTGAACTTAAACTTATGGAAGGATCAGCAAAAATACTTTCATTGATTGCAAGAGACGAAGCAACACACTTGAACTTGTCTACTCACGTCATCAAAGCATGGCAAAAAGGTGATGACAAAGGTATGAGCAAAGTTATCAAAGGTCTAGACAAACAGGTTATTGAAATGTTTAAAAAGTGTGTTGAAGAAGAAAAAGCATGGGCAAAACATTTATTCAAAGATGGTTCGATTATTGGATTGAACGAAAAATTATTAGGACAATATGTAGAATGGATCTGTAACAAAAGATTAAGAGCATTAGGCTTTGATCCAATTTACGATGTTGGTGCAAATCAAAATCCTCTTCCATGGACACAGCACTGGCTATCATCAAAAGGTCTTCAAGTTGCTCCACAAGAAACAGAAGTTGAAAGTTATTTGATTGGCGGCATCAAGCAAGACGTTCAAAAAGGACAGTTTAAGAAGTTTTCTTTATAATGATTGATTACAACACAATGAATGGACTAGAAGTGTTAGTTCACTTACTCACATCGAGAGATGGAATATTTCTTTGGGCAATAATGGGGTTTGGATTAGCAGTCTTTCTTATCAGTCTACTTGTAGATAGAAATGACGACACTTCAAAGAACATTAAACCTGAAGATTACAATGCCCAAGTATAATTTAATCTGTAAAAACGATCACGAATTCGAAGGCTGGTTTGACAGCGAAAAATCATATCTAAAACAAAAGCAAAAAGGATTGGTTGCTTGTCCTATGTGTGACAACATCAGTATTCGCAGAGCAATTATGGCTCCCAATGTTAGTAGTAAAACCAAAGCCAAAGGCAAAAAACGTAATCAAGCATTCTTCAATAGTAGGTCAGCATTTAAACATTTAAAAACGTGGGTTGAAAAAAACTGTGAAAACGTTGGAGATAACTTTGCCCAGGAGGCTCGTAAAGCGTCTTTGGGAGAACGTGATGACCATATATACGGTAAAGCAACCGACAAAGAAATAAAAGAACTTCATAACGAAGGAATAGGAGCAATAGAGATACCAGATGTCAAAGATCACTAAAGCAGTTGTTTGGAGCAACGTTGGATGTTCATACTGTGAACAAGCCAAAAACTTACTCAAGTCAAAAAACATTGAGTACGAAGAAAGAAACATTGCACATGGAACTTGGACTGTTCAGCAGTTGCAAGAAGCAGTGCCAGGTGCAAGAACTGTCCCTCAAATATTTGTAGACGATGCATATGTGGGTGGATACCAAGAATTAAAAACACTTCTAGAAAAGGAATCAAATGAGTGATATTAATGCAAATGATACCGTATCAATCAAGTTAATGAGCGGAGAGGAAATTGTTGCAAGATTCATTGAACATGATAGTGATTACATTACTGTTCAAAGACCTATGGCAATAGTTAATCTACCAAGCGGAGTAGGTCTAGGACCATTCATGTTTACGGTGCCACAACATGGTGAATACAAGATAGTAAAAAACAATGTTGTTACTTGGGCAAAAACAGAAGTAAACATGGCTAAGAAATATGGTGAAGGAACCACAGGTTTAAAATTATCTTAATGTCTAAAATAATAGGT